TATTTTTTATTTTTAAAAAAAATTGAATTGCTTTTTAACCCCATAAAAGCATCTATCATTATTCATACGTGTTGTTTAACAAAATGTATAACCCAGAATTTAGATATCTTATCGCTAGAGACAATGGAGAAATGGAACCATTTATTAATACAGATAATTTAATATTTGTGATAAATGCGTGTATATGTATATTTATATCCATCGTCTTATTTAAAACAGTATCATTTCTTTGTTTTCCAGTGATTAACGAGATATGGAATTTATTAGCATTGGGAAACCATTGGCTAGAACTGGTGGCATTTGTGTGCCTCATTTTCATAGGAGGGATGCTACACCTAATTATGGGTGAAATTGCAAATAAAATAGAGATAACTATTGCAAAGCTAAAAGAGAAAATCAAAGAAAAGGATAGTCGCATTGCTAAACTGGAACTGGAATTACACGACCAAAAAACGAACAAAGAATTAGATGCAATTACAAGTAAACTAAAAGAAGTACAAGACAGGGAAGCAGAATTTCAATACAGCACTTCTCATAAGATAACTTGTATTTATCGCCCGTTAAAGATTGCTCTTACTTATGAAAATATAGCTGGTGATAAAAAATTAAACGAAGTCTTTATCGATGAGGCTGATTTCACTATGGAGAATCCCACGATTACATATGATTATGCAGTTGTTCCAGGAAGAATCGTTGAGCTCAAAAATGGATTACTTATCCGTTGCGATGAAGTAGAAATGAATGCGGATACAGGAAGACCGACTTTGTTGCATTGTACAGTAGTTTCCTAGACAAGATTTTTAAAAAATAAAAATATTTTGTAATTTAAAAAAAATTGAAAACTTTTTTATTTGTTAGTTTGTATTCATCAATAAATTCATCCAATTTAACAAATATTATCTAACAAAATGTTTACTATAAATCGTATCAATAATTACCAAGTAAATATATTGGAAAATAAAAAAAAGTGCGATAACGCAATCAGTCCAAAGTGGACGCATTCGCCATTTACGATTCCAGAGGCACCACCGTATATCAGTATAAAAAATATAAAAAAGATTACAAATTTATATGTGTTAAAAAGATTAGAATATGAATATGATAACTTTTTAGAGAAAAAATGTCATATTCTACTGCTTCTAAATATGACGGAAGATGTGTTTGAATTAAGAGACGCAATCGTTTTACAAATAAATTCTTTGAAACGCCAGTCCCAAAAATATCAAGAATGTTTAATACAGTAACGCGTATAAATAGTAACATGTAATGTGTAATGCATTTAATTAATATTTTTTTGTAAAAAAAAATTGAACCTGATTAATCTATTCTTAAATAGATATATATCTATAGAAATATGTCGGTTAAAACTCGTTCTCAAACAAAATCAACTATGAATTTTCAACCAGTAAAAAAAGACTTGTTCGTTTGGTTAACAAAAATGATAATTAATTATAGCAATGAAATAGATGCGTTATCAAATAAATTAAAATATATGACTAATGGTATCGAATATAAAAAAATATTATATGATAGAATGCGTCTTGCTACAGAAATATATTATAATATACATCAATATTTTCCAGAATTATACGAATCTTGTGTAAAAAAAGATAATTTATACAAAAGTATTAAACATACTTATGACGAAATACAAAATTTTTATGATGAAAATCAAAAAAATTTAATAAATTATAGTCCACTTGATAATATTGAATTTAATATTATCAAAACAACATATGAACAATTATACGAAACAGAAAAAATGTGTATCCAATATTTAAAACCAAATGATTTATTACGAAGACCCAGAAGGTGTCCTTATAAAAATTATATAGGAATGGAAATAGAGCATTATGACTATATAACTGATTATTGGTATGAAGAAAATTCTGATGCTGATACTGATTCGGATTATGACCCAAAAAATGTAGAAGATTATGAAGAAGATGAAAAAGATGATGAAGAATATGAAAAATATGTGGTTACAGAAGACGAAGAATACGAAGATGACGAAGAAGAAGACGAAGACGAAGATGATGAAGATGAAGATGAAGATGAAGATGAAGATGAAGACGAAGAATATATAGATGAAAAAGAAGATAAACGCATCTTACGAAAAGATAAAAAAGCAGAAAATGAAATCTATAAAGTAATACATCAGTCAAACAAAAATAAAAATGATAATATTGTGCGAGTGCGGTATATCAAGAACTTATGTGGAACGAAACAGATAACAGTAACCAAATTTAATGGCGCTGACAACATACACAGTGGTTGTTTTCCATACACCAGTACACATATTAGATTTATAGATTGAATAGAATAAGTATTATAATTTAATAATTTAATAATGAATAGACCCATTCTAAAAAGATCATCCATAGCCATATTTCCCCAAGATACCGATTATATATTATTTTTTTCATAATAATAAATAATATTGTTTTAAATAATATTAAACTAACAACGACAATGACAATAACAAACAGATATTACCCAAATACATTTTCTTTGGAATATTGAATATATAAAAATCCATCAGGGTCTTTTTGGGAATTATAAATTTGTCCAATAGTAAAAGTGCCAGAAAAAACTTTATTATTAATAAAAAAAAAGATAGCCTCTTCAGGTTTCATATGTAGTCGTTTTTTAATAACAAACATAAATTGCCCCAAGGTTAAGTCAAAAGGGATTAAATATTTTTTTTTATCGATATTAGGTAAATTCGGTTGTCCGTAACATCTTTCACAAATAATAGGTCTTCTTTCAGGATATTTTATTAAAACACGAGACGATTCTTCACATCTGTCATTAAATGAATGATCCTGTCTAAAACTATGATTTGAATACATTATTTGCTATAATTAAAATATAAAATAATTTTTAATACGTTTTTATGAAATATAACTAACAAATTTTTTATACCAAGGTGCTTCATTTATAAATAAACTCCATTTCGCTGTAAAAATAAGAACCCAGCCAAATAAAAAGAATAATAATGCGGATTCTTTGTTAACTTCTTTTTTAGATAAACGAGGATTAAAATGATAAATAAGTAAAACAGACATAGAAATAACAAAAATAAACTCGGTTCGTTCCTTCCAATATACTAATTTAGGGTCTATTTTTTTAGCTTTAGAAGATGTTAAATGAGAAAGAATAACGTGTCCAATAGCAGAAAGGATAAATATAATTTTAATAATTATAATAAAAAAGGTGAATAAATCCAGTGGAGTTTTAAAATTTAGTTGCATTTATATATTATAATTAGAGAATTTGTTAGTTTGTTCCTTTCAAATGATTGGTAGAATAACTAAAATTATTAACGGCTTGGTTTATTATAGTAGCTCTAAAGTTCTTTTTGCATCGGTCACATTGTCTAAATGAGCCGCCATCATTAGGCATAAGTGGTTTAGAGGATGGATGATTACAATAGATACAGGCAAAATGATATTTAAGAGTTCCAGAATAAGTATTAGAATGAACATGATTGATTTTATAGGCATCTTCTAAAGGAGTATAATTCATTATAATATAGTTTTGTAAAAATAAAAAATTATTTATACAAATAAGAATTAATATAAAAAAGAACTTAAAGAGAAGTCGATATATATAATTGAGACAGTGTAAAGTAAAGTAAAGTAAAGTAAAGTAAAGTAAAAAATAATAAAAATATGATTTCAAACAGCAATCAAAAAAAAATATGGTTTATTTTAAAACGAAATCAGTAATTAAAGCTCGTATAGTGAAACGGTGATCACGATTGTCTTATAAGCAGTAATCCTGGGTTCAACTCCCAGTACGAGCACTTCTCTATTTAATTAATTATGAAATACTTAATTAAATTACCTTAATCCCATAATTTAGCTAAATTTAACATTATTAAAGCTCTGTAACATTGTGGTGTAGAAGCGCCTGATACTTTTGCTAATTTTTCATTTGAGTCTAACAAATAGGTAACCATTATTTCTGTCATTGTGTTTTTATAAACAATCACTCCGTCTTCTGTTTCTATCTGTGAGTTATTTTCGTTATAAAATGGATGTAGTTTGTTTCTGCTTTGTTCGTCACCGTGAAACTCAAATAAATAATTAATAATATAATAGACTTTACCATTGCTATATATAACCGTATCTACGTTAATAATTATATCATAATAAGATTTATCATTTGAATCGAGTTCATTGATAAACTTAAACGTCTCTTGTTTAGTAGATATATGAATGGTATTAACCTCTGTCATTATTATAAGTAATATATAAGATTTCTAATCTATATAATAGGTTTCAATTTTTTTACAAAATAAAAATAAAATTAAAAAACTAATTACAGACCAAAAAGAAAGACAGACCAAAAAAAAAGACAGACCAAAAAAGAAAGACAGACCAAAAAAGAAAGACAGACCAAAAAGAAAGACAGACCAAAAAGAAAGACAGACCAAAAAAGAAAGTATAATATAATATAAATGACGGAACATCATCCAAAATATCAAATAATAGCGGCAATTTCAGGAATATTTACAATATTAGGGTTTAGTCATTTAATATTTAAAGTGTATAAAACAAAGGCGACAGAACATTTAACTTATACGTGGATATTTTTAATTTTAACCGCTCAAAGTTTGTTAGTTATATATGGAATAATAAATAATGCATATGGAATTTATTTACCACCGATCTTTCTTATATGCGGATTATTATTTATTTTATATACAAAAATAACTTATGAAAAAAATATTAAAATAGAAAATGAGTTAAAATTAAAAAATATACTAACAAATATATAAATAAAATAAATATAAAACTTTAATTATATAATAACACAGCAAATGGAAGAAGAAGATGATGATTGGGAAAATATATCGATAACAGATTTGTTAGATAATAAAGAACGAGAAAGAAACTTATTAGAACAGCGAAAACTAGTGGAAGATGCGGATATAAAACTAAGCGAAGAATTATTTTCAGTTGAACAAGAACCAAGAGAAATAAAAGTGATACTAGAAAAACCTATATCAATTAAAAAGAAAACTAAAAAGAAAAATAAGGAATTTTTAGAAAAAAGACAAGAAGAAATAAGAAAAAAACAAATAGAAGCATCACAAAAAAAACGAGAACAAAATGAGTATCAAATACGTGCAAAAGAGATATATGGGGAAGCGATTAATTATAATGATAATAATCACTTTATCTCTATAGAAGATAAATATTGCTAAATATATATTTAATTGAAAACAACTTAAAGACAAATAGATATATAATATGTGGAGGGGGAAATAAGTGGTTCCAAACAGCAATTAAAAATAAATTTGCAATATTTAACAAGGAACTAGCAAAATCAACACACGAGTAGCGAAGTGGTCAGTTATGATGGTTGGATAATACTACAATATGTAGTACCAAAATAAGTAGCCCATTAAAACGCGCGTGCCTTAAGAGCTCGTCCTT